ATATCTATAAATTTTCGCTACACACAAAAAATTTATTGACTATACACGAGACAACTGGTTATATAAGTGCATTATGTTGTTTAGATATAGACAATAAATGGTAAAAAAAGGATTCCAAGATTATGTCTCTTATGACAAAAAACTTAAAACTACATTAAAGCAAATGCCTAGTTTAGATAAAATACACAATGTGAATCTGCCAGGGCCTACGGAAGTAGCTACTTATACTGTCGAAGGCTATGCCTTTTTAGAGGAGTATAAGAAAGATTTAGACGCTAAAAGGGTCATTAAAGAGTTAGGTATATCTAAAAAGAAATATGATCAATGGTTAGACGACCCTAAATTTACTGATGTTATGAACAGAGTACACAATGCGTATGCCGATGCTGTATTAATGGATAGTAAAACTATAGCAGGTTGGTCTGTAGAAATTTTGAGAGATATACATACGGCTTTTAAAGCGGGAGATACTAAGACGGGATCTTCATTAGCAGCTATGGCGGGCAATATGCTAAAAGCTAGTGGTAATTTTGTTGAGCAATCTGGGCCATCTACACAAGTTAATATCCAGATAAACACTAATTTACCTACGGGACACACCGCTGAGGAAGGTACAGATGATTTTTCTATTAATATAAAGAGTGAAAAAAATGAGTAAAGTACAAAATATATGTCAAAAATGCGCCGATCATAACGACGGTATTTGGAGAAATCACAATAACCATGCACAACTTACCTTATCACACTGTGATGTATGTAAAGAGATAACACCTTGTGTTAATGTTCTTTATTATAAAAACCTTAAACCAGATACAGTTTTTAAAAATCGTTTAATTAAAAAAACTAAAAAAGCTAAGAGTGAGTAGTTTTAATTTCAGTTATAATACTACGCCTGTCTTATCAAAGTTTCATAATTCAAAAGCTTTTGTGCGAGGAATTAAAGGACCAATAGGTAGTGGAAAATCAGTAGCTTGTTGCGTAGAAATTTTTATTCGAGCACAGCAACAAGCAGCATCTACTGATGGGATTCGTCGTACTAGATGGGCTATTGTGAGAAATACAGGACCGGAACTAGAAACTACAACAATTAAAACATGGTTAGACTGGTATCCTGAAGAAACTTTTGGTAGACTGAACCGAAAACCACCTATAACGCACAAGATAAAGATAAAAGATATTGAGCTTGAAGTTATTTTTTTAGCGTTAGATAGACCAGATGATGTGAAAAAACTGTTATCGTTAGAGGTTACAGGGATATTTTTTAACGAAACAAGGTTTATACACAAGGATCATATTGACGGAGGCACTGGTCGTGTAGGTAGATACCCTTCAAAAAGACAAAAACCTGAACACATACCAGGGGACAATTGGCCAACTTGGTCAGGAATTATAATGGATACTAATCCACCGGATGATGATCATTGGTGGTATAAGTTGGCAGAAGAAAAAACACCTAAAGGTTGGGAGTTTTTTAATCAACCAGGTGGGAGGTCTCCACAAGCTGAAAACACAGAAAATTTACCCAAGGGATATTATGACCGAATAATAGAAGGTAAAGACCCAGAATGGGTTAAGGTTTTTGTTGACGGACAGTATGGTTCGATACAAGATGGAAAACCTGTATATGGGGATTCGTATAATGATGAGCTACATAATTCGACAGCCGAAATTTCGTATATACCTAAACACATTTTAGAGATAGGTTTAGATTTTGGTAACACACCTGCCGCTATTATTACACAAGAAAACTCTTTAGGTCAGCGATTATTTTTAGAAGAAATAGTTTGTGAAGATGTAGCTATAACAGATTTTGCTACTATTTTAAAACAAACATTAGATAAATTTTACCCAGGTTGCCCCACTAGGTTTTATGGAGACCCATCAGGTGAGTTTAAAGACCAACAACAGAACACTGCTTTTAGCCTTATGAAAGCTAAAGGTATTTTTGTTACGGCAGCCCCGTCAAACAATGCTAAAATTAGAATAGAAGGTGTGATACAAGCTTTAAATACTATGAGAAATGGTAGGCCTTCTGTATTAATTAATGGGAAAAAATGCCCTACATTACGCCGTGGGTTTAACGGAGGATACAAATATAAAAAATTAAATGTATCAGGAGGAGATAGGTATGACTTGAAACCTGATAAAAATAGATTTTCTCATGTACACGATGCTGCTCAATATATTGTGCTTGCTGTAGGAGGGTACAGACAATTGACTAGGGGAAGGGCAAAAGAAAGTACAAAAACTATAATAACTAATAATAACTGGGATTTATGGAAACAGTAAATAAAATATATACGGTATTTACAAGTCATAAGATAACCCCGCATTGGGCGCATAAATTTCTTAAAAAACATTTCTATCATTGTTATGTTTTTAAACAAGAAAACTCAGATACTTTAATAATTGATATGACAACTACGGACTTAGAAGTGTTTACTATAAAAGATGTTTCAGCGGAAACTTATGCCTATTATATAAAAGAGAAACCTAACACTGTTGTTTTAAAACAAGAATATTTTCTTGACTTAAATAACAAAGCTATTAATTTTTTTAATATGCTACCAACTTGTGTTAGTATAACTAAATTAGCGTTGTCAATATCCAGTAAGGCTCAGACACCATTCCAGTTATACAAAGTTTTGTTAAAAAAAGGGGCTAAACAAATTTAAATAGGAATTACTATGGGAAGAAAAAGAACCGGTGGGGGCGTAAACGAAAAAGCAAAGGCTGAAATGGAAGCCCAAGAAGCGGAATTAAAGAAAAAAGAAGCAGAGGTAAAAGCTGAAAAAGAACGAAAAGCTGTGGAAAACACCGAAAAACTAAGAAAAAGAAGACGTGGAGGTATAGGCAGATCCACTTTAATAGTGACTTCTGCACGCGGTTTAGAGGATAATTCTAGTTCTAGTTTATATTAAACATTATGATAAACAAAGATCACTTATTTAAAAGATTTTCTAACGCAGAAAACAAAAGGATTAATTGGAAAGACACTTATAGGGAAGCCTTAGAGTTCTTTTCTCCGCAACGAGATACGTATGATACTCCTACAAATGGGGAAAAACGCACTAATAATGATAAGATTTTTGATTCTACCCCGCAGGAAGCGTTACAAAAAGCGGTATCAAATGTTCAATCCAGTATATTCCCACCGCAAAAACGATGGGCTAAATTAAAAATTGGACCTTTATTAAGAGAAATGTTTGAAGCAGAAGGCGGTCAGTCAAAAATGCAAGAAGCAGAAGATCAATTAGAGAAAATATCTAAAACTTTTTTTGCTGCCTTACATAAATCTAATTTTGATTTAGTGTCTTCTGAATTTATAGAAGATTGGTTGATAGGTACTGGTAACATGATGCTTCATAAAGGTACTAGAGAAAACCCTTTTATTTTTGAAGCAGTGCCTTTAAATGAAGTTTATTTAGAAAGAGGACAAGGAGGGAAAATAGGGGGTCGATTCAGAAAATGGGAAATACCATGTGAATTGATCGAAAAAACTTGGCCTGATGCAAAATTACCCCAAAGCTTAATAGAACAAAAAAAGAACAAACCTTACGATAATGTTGCAGTAATTGAATATACTGTGGAGGATAAAATTAATAGCCGCAAATATGTAGAAAAAGAAGGTAAATCTGTTTTAGTATCTGAACAAATAGATGGTTTTAGATATATCGTACAGTTAGAAAAAACAAAAGAAATTATTGTATACAGAGAAACTAAAAGCCATCCTCATATTAGTGCGAGATATGCGGTGTCTGCGGGCGAAGTTTACGGCAGGGGTCCTGTTCTATCTGCTTTGGCGGACGCAAAAACTTTAAATAAAACTAAAGAATTAATACTAAAAAATGCAGCGTTAGCTGTAACAGGCATGTACACCGCGGTGGATGACGGTGTTATTAATTTAGAAAACATACAAATGCAGCCAGGTGCTGTAATTCCTGTTTCGCAAAATCCAGGGAGCCCTATGGGGCCTACATTATCAAGGCTACCTTCGGCAGCAGATTTTAATGTCGCGCAATTGATTATAGAGGATTTAAGAAAATCTATAAAAAGTATATTGCTTGTTGACCCTTTAGGAGAGATAGACGCCCCTGTAAAATCGGCTACTGAAATATCTATTCGCGCACAAAGTGTAGCTAAAAGTTATGGGTCTGCTTATGGTCGTATGCAACAAGAAGGCGCTGAACAGATTATGACACGAGGTTTGCATATTTTAAACGAATTA